CAAAAACTTAGTAGCGTGTAACATGGAATGCAATGATAGATATGTAAAACATCAACTTACACTGCTAATGTTGGCAGTTGGTAACGTAATTGACGATAATCCAGATGTAGAACACATAACAATAAACGAAATATGGCATTGGCTAAACGATATATTAGGTGATGGTTGGCAATGAAGCGACATAAGATGGTTAATTTATGTCCAACTACGTACGAGATTGCGTCTAAAATGCCTAACTTTAGCAAGTTTGTACGTAAGACTTTGTTTAATCAAGAGATCCACAAAGACCTAGAATACTTGGAAGAAGAAAACGCTAGGTTACACGCATTGATTGCAGACGTAATTGATGGTAAAAAACGATTTGTACCTGGTAAAGGCTGGATAAAAAACATGTACGAGGTTGAAGAAGAATGATTTGCGAAATATGTCAATGTTTTACTTATAATGGCACTGTTGCAGATAGATGTCCATACTGTGGATGGGAGGAAGAAGAATGATTGTAACGTGTGCATGTTGTGGGTTTGATGGTAACGTACATGACTATGAAGCTTGGAGCCGACACAGTACATATCCCACCATCTGGATATGCGATATATGTGCTGCAGAGTTTAGATAATTCTACTAGATCCAATCGCGCTACGTTCGTAAAGTGCAATCTCTGGAGTATAATCTAATCCGACACTACTTGGCATTCCTGCAGCTACGTTAGCAGCCGTTTGTTTACCTGCATAACTTCCAACTATAGCACCTGCTTGAGCGCCTCCAGCAATGCGATACACAACAGGACCTAGACCAGGAGACAATTTATTTGCTTCTCTAGCTAGTCTACTAATTGATTTGTCTACTATTGTCTCACGTGCAAGCCACTCAAGTGCTTCAAGCAACATGCCTACACCTGGTTAGCAAGTTCGTACGATCGCTTTAGCCTCATTAGATACTCTATATCTGGTTCTTTGTCAGTCATAGCATTTAGTAAAACACGTTTTGCTGGTGCATCAACAAAAGATAAGTTTGCTGGGTATGCTGGACTATCGTAAGCAGGTGGAAGCATAAAAACTCTGTAACAATAAATACAATCTGCAGCAGTCGGCTCTAAACTAGAAAAATCGGCATAATTGATTAGTCTGCTGTATGCAGCGCCATCAGCTGTTAAAACATCAGAACCAAATGAAGTATCGATGCTGTAGGTGCTTTTTGTCCCGTGTATTATGTGAGTTCTGTTAAAATTACCAAAATCAATTTTTGACTGATCGGGTGTAATAAAGCCCGGAGTCCCAAAAGCTAATGAAGATAGATTATCGTCATTCATTGGAACACTTGAAAGTATTACAGTTTCTAAATAATCAGCATCATTTGGTTTAATTGGTACGTTAGGATCAACAACATTCCAATTAATAAAATAAGAACCGGCCATTTGTTCAAAGGAATTTCTAAAATATACTGTTAAATCCTCCATCGTATATCCTGACAAATCTAATTTATGCTCAGTTACCCAAAACAAATTGTCAGATGCTGGTAAAGTTCTGTAATCACCATAAGCTATCCATGCACCAGGCGTTGATGAATCAGCAATAGCCTGAAATGGTCCAAATTCTACAGAAAACAATCTGTCACTCATTTTTTAGCCCCCTTTTTCTTTGGTTTTGGTTTATTATTTGTAGGATTCATAATTAATCTTTGATAACTTCGATATTTAATATTGCTCATTTCTTAGCCCTCCTTTTGAAAGCCTTAGACATAGCTGCTAAATCTAGTCGTCCTTTTTTTGGTCCGCGCTTGAACTTGATGTGGTTAGATTTGTTTCTAACGTAACGCTGCCATTCTGATAGTTTACGTTTAGTCTTCTTAGCGACTTTTTTAGTTTCTTCAACGGTTTCAGAAGCAGCAGCAACACTGCGCTCAGCCCTGCCAAGTAATGCTCGAAGTTCATCGAGAGTCCCCTCTATCTTAACCATAGGAATCACCTATGATCAGTTGTCACTAGCGGTTGATTGTATAGCAATGGCCATGAAGTCTTTTGCAGATAGCTTAACAATTCTGCATTTGATTCTAGCGGTAACAAACAAATCACCTGATCCAACGTCTGATCCGTTATTACCTGCAGTTAGGTATAGTGAATCATTTACAACCATAAATGCCTCGCTTAGTGCTGCTGGACCAAAGTTATCTGGATAAATGTCTGCTGTTAGTGTTGCTAGGTTTGCACTGTCATCAATGTTTATTGCACCACTTGCAATTAAACTTTGATTATCCCCTCTGAAAAATTTACCTCCAGGATTTAAGTCTGCTAGTTGGTAACTAATTGATCCATCACCAGCAAGGAAATTTGAAACAAATTGAATGAAATCTGCACCAGATTGGTACACTACATCAACCGATTCAACTGCAACTGCTTGACCTGTTGCCACATTTACGTAAGCACCTAAGTCAATTGCGCTGCTAACTCTAGTGTTAGCTGCTGATCCTGCTGGTAAAGTTATTGTCTCTGTCAAATAAAAACTGCCTGTTTTTGCTGTTGCCATAGCAATAATCTAGTTGCCGACACCCTATAAACTCATTTAATCTTCTTAATCGGTGGCGAACCACCCGTCCCCAACCAACCACCCCTTGCTAATAAGCCACTTGACTTTAACTTGTTGGCGATTTTTAGCGCTGTATATATATACAAAAACTTAGTAGCGTGTAACATGGAATGCAATGATAGATATGTAAAACATCAACTTACACTGCTAATGTTGGCAGTTGGTAACGTAATTGACGATAATCCAGATG